CGACTTCCTCGACCTCGGCGGCGCGGGCGGCAACAAGGGCGGATCGAACGCGCTCTCGGTCGACAAGTCTTCGTTCTTCATCAAAACGCTCAATGAATTCGCGACCTACATAGCCGAGAACATCCAGCGGCAGATCGTGCGGAAAATGGTCATCTACGCCTACGGCAAGCAAAAAGCCTATCCGACCGTAAGCTTCTCGCCGATCGGCGACATCGACCTCGCGAACATGAGCACAGCCCTCCAAGGGCTTGTAGTAGCTGGCCTGCTCCAGCCCGACACCGATCTCAAGAAGTGGACCCGTCACGCCTTCGAACTCCCCGACCTGACGCCGGAAGCCGAAGAAGCCAACCGCGAGGCCGATCTCGAGGGGCGCCTAAACTCGATCGAGGCGGGCGTGACCAAGCCGGTTCCCGCGCCGGCCGCAGCCGTTACTGCGCCAACCGAATGAAAGTGAATGAAAGTGAATGATATGCCGAACGATCAAGCCAGCACGCTAACGATCAGCCCGGCGGTCGCCTCCTCGCGCCTGCGTCAGCTTGATATTCTCGAGCGCGACCTGATGGCCTTTATTTCGCGCTCCAGCGATCCCGAGGCCGTCGGAAGGGCAAAAGACCGCATAACGCGCATCGAAGCGGCCCGGACGGTTCTCATGGGCGGCAAACAGCCGAATCAGCGCCTTGCCGAGGCTCCGTTCAAGCCATGGCGCGCCCTGACCTTCGCTGAGAAGCGGGTGAACTTCAAAAGCCTAAGCAACTCGTTCAACCGGAATGAGGACGCCTTCAAAAAGACGATGACGCTCGCGGTCGGCCTCGAACGCGCACGCTTGGGCGTGGTCGTGAAGAACAAGCTCAAAACGAAAGACGTCGCGGCCGTGGCGACCCTCGCGGTCATGCTCCGCGGCACGACCCGCGCCGCGGTCAAGGGTCTCATCAGCTCGAGCTACAACGCGGGTCGCGTCAGCGCCCAGCGCGAATCGGCGATCGGTTCAACGCCCGTTGCCAACCAGACGCAAAAGCTCATGACCCTCGAGGCCGCCGATGCGGCCGATGCTTTTAATAACAACGTCGAGGCGGCGGTCAAGGGAACGATCAAAGCCGGGATCGCCGCGGGCGCCTCGGACGAAGGGATCATCACGGCGGCGCAAAGGACATTCGACCAAGAAACAGCGAAAGGTGTGGATAACATGGCCGGAACCTACTCGGGGCAATACGTGAATCGGGGCCGGATGGATGTTTTCGCCACGGTCACGGATCGGATCGTAAGCTATACTTGGAGCGCCGCGATGGAGAATACTTGCGATTTTTGCTATTCGTTGGACGGCCGCACTTTCGCACCCGATGATCCGTTAGCATCACTTGATATTGTTCACACGAATTGTCATTGCATAAGCGTTCCGAACTGGACGACCGACGAGGAACCGCCGGAGATCGAAGACATCCCCGCCTCGATCATGGACAATTTCAAAACCATCGACGGCAAGCCGGTCGTGAACAGCTTCAAGCAACTTAAAAAGCCGATCAAGGATTGACCATTTTGTTGACACCAACGAAAAGGTGTATCATGAAAATACAATCAGAAAGATTCCACTAAACATTGTCATGGCCTTAATGCCTTGGACGGTGCGGTGGTGGAATCCCGCACCCAAAAGGCATTAGAGCCATGGCGATGACCATGGCTCTAATTGTTTTATATGACGAACATCAACGATCTCCCCGACTCAAGTTTTGCATGGATTTCGCCCGGTGGCACAAAGACCGATGGCAAGACCGACGGCGCGCATCGCCATTTGCCGTACAAGGGCGCCGACGGAAAACCCGACCTCGCGCATGTGCGAAACGCCCTTGCGCGCTTGGGACAGGTCAAGGGTCTCCCGGCCGACAAAGCGGCCGAGATCAAAACCAAGCTCGAGAACATCCTCCAAAACCAAAGCGAATCGCTCATGTTCACCTCGGGCGTGATCGAACTGGCCGAGAACGGGACAACGAGCGACGTCGAGGTCCTGCGCGTCGGGATCATCCGGAGCCATAACCTCAAGGTGACGGCCAAGATGCTCGAGGATTACGTCAAACACTTCGATGATGGAACGTACGGAACGCAGATCCAAGTGAACTTCAGCCACGATCGAGAAGGCGAAGCGGCCGGCTGGATCAAAAGCTTATATATTAAGGGCTTGAGCCTAATGGCCAAGGTCGAATGGACGCCCAAAGGCGCGGAGAAGATCCGCGACAAGGCGTATCAATTCGTCTCGTCCGAGCTCGCACCCCAATATGAACACCCCGGCACGGGCAAATCCGTCCCGAATGTGTTCATCGGATGCGCGCTAACGAACGTGCCGGCCATGAAATGGCAACAGCCCATCTCGCTGTCGGAGCTATCCGAACGCGAGGCTAACGAACTTAAAGACAAATTTATGTTTAAGACTCTGCTCGCGGAACTCGCGAAAAAGAAGAAGATCACCGCGGCCGACATCGCGTTGGCCGAAGCGTGCATGAAAGACGCCGAACTCGACGAGGCCGGGACGGCCGACGCCACGGCGGCGATCGGCGCGCTCAAAAAGAAGGTCGTCAAGGAAAAGACGACCACGACGACCCATCACAAGCCCGACGCCGGCGCAGCCGACGGCGAGGAAGAAGACGAAGACGAGGATGAAAAGGACGGCGATGATGGCGAGGATGACAATGGCCCCGACGGCGATGCCGATGATGACGACGATGATGACGACGATGATGACGACGATGATGACGACGAAGATGAGGACGAGGCTGAAGGCAAGCTCAAGGAAAAGCAGGCATCGATCAAGCTCGCGCAGGTCGAAAAGCGTTTGCAATTCGCCGAGCGCCAGCTTGAACTCACCCGCCTCTCCGAGGAAGTCAAATCTGAACTGATCCTCTCGGAAAAGAACGGCGTCTCGACCGGCTTCCGCGCCGAGGATACCGACGAGGTCGCCAAATTCATGTCGCGCCTTTCGGAAAAGCAGCGCGCGAAATTCAAGGAACTGGTCGCCAAGATCATCTCCGTTGATTTCGCCGAGCACGGCTCATCGCACGCCGTGACGGGTTCCGCCTCGGATAAGATGGAACAGGCGTTCAACCTCGCGGAAAAATATCTCGCGGAAGGCAAGTACAAAAAGGCCGAGGAAGCTCAGGATGCCGCGATGAAAGAGCTCGGCATCAAATTCGCCTAACCAATAAAGCACCAATTCTATGAGTAAACCCATTCTCCAAAACGTGCCGCTCAACAATCCGTTCTCGATGGCGATCGCTACCGAAACGGATCTCTCGGCGCTTCTCTATCTTCCGGTCACCGTCTCGGGCGGCGAGGTCGTTGGCGTCTCCGAAGGCGCGACGGCCCTCGGCATCCTCCAGAACGCGCCCAAGGGCGCAAGCGGCGTTCCGCAGACGGCCGACGTCGTCTTCGCGGGCCTTGCCAAGGTTTATCTCGACGCGACGATCGCGGCCGGCAGCTATCTCAAGGTCGGAGCCGGCAACACCGTCGTCCAAGCGACTGCCGACAAGGACATCTATTTCGCCATCACCCTCGATGACGGCGAAGCGGGCGATCTCGTTGCGGTTGTTATCGTTCAGGGAACGCTCAGCGCCTAAACCTAACTCCCAAACTAAAAAAGACAGCCCAATATGTCTCTCCCTCTATTCGGTCGGGACGGTAAGGCGAAAGTAGATAAATTCTTGTCCCAGATCTCCATTCGCTATACCTCCGACAAATTCATTTTCCCCGCGATCCTTCCGCTCGTTAAGGTGAAGGAGCGCACGGGCATCGTTCCGAAGTACGGCAAAGAGAACCTTCGCATTTTCGGCAAGGTCTCGAACGGATCCTACATCTCCGGATTGCTCCGTGTGCCGGGCGCTCGCGCCAAAGGTGCGGAATTCACCTACGCGCAAGGTCAGTACATCTGCCAAGAGCACGCCGTTGAAAAGGACGTGCCGTGGGAATTCTACGACAACACGGACTCTCCCTACGAGCCGACCCGCGACGCGACCGCGCTTGTCAAAGACCTCATCATGCAGGAGCAGGAATTCGCGCTCGCGACCGTCATGGCCAACGCCTCGGCGATCCCGGCGGCGACCGTGACCAACAAGTGGAACGATCAGGTTCAGAGCACGCCGGTCACCGACATGACCAATGCCTTGCAAGCGATCCAAGCCGCGACCGGTCGCCAGCCGAACGTCGCCGTCTTCTCGTTTGACGCATACTGGGCATGGAAGACCCATCCGCAGGTCCGCGACTACGTGAAATACACGAACGGCGGGCAGATCGACGACCAATCGGCATACGCCGCCATCAAGGCAC